CGCAAGGTAGAGGGTTTTAAAGGTAGTGTCGTCAAAGTTCAGGGTGAATTCTCCCTCGATCATCATCTTACCGGCTAAGTGGTCATTCGGCGTGTACTGACCTAGAATGTGGTCTGCTATCAGTCCTTTATCCCACCTAATCGTGACCTCCTTGGCCTTGATTGCGGTCGCCCCGGAAAGCCCTCCTTCTGTGTCCGCAAACTTTATAGACACGTCTTTCCCTATGAAGTCATATTCAGTGTCGTAGCTTGGGGAATCAGCGTTGGAAGCTCCTTCTCTGGCCATGAAGTTGGCCGTAAACCTCACATAATTATCAACAACAGCGGTCAGCTCTAAGGTCGCAATTGTTCCGCCGTTAAATACTCTCTGCTGGACAGATCCGTCCTTCGCAAACAGGGTTAGGGTAGGGCTTTGGATATTCTGGGCTAAAGAGAATGTGTGGTCTTTAACCGAACCCGCAACAGTGGCCGTGCTTACAGCACCGTAGAGGTTATAAAATATATATCCAATGGCGTCCGCGTGGACAATTCCTTGCAAGTCGCCCTCTACCCACTTCTTGACGACTCGTGCGCCCTCTGAATCTTCCAGGCGTCCACGGGTAGCGTCATCTACTACTTTTTCTGCCCGCTCAACAATGTTAGCGGACACGTTGCGAAGCCATTTTTCGGCTACGCTTTCGGCTGTCCCTCTGGTTTCTTCAAGGGCAACACCGACTTCAATTTGTCTTCCAATTATGTCACTCATATTTGTTTAATTAGTGGTTAATGCTTTTATTGATAATGTTAATTCCGCGTACGCCTCCTTGCCTTGTTTGTCCTCAATTACTCCCCACACACCATTGCTTAATAAGGCTCTTACTCTGTGTCCTCCAACCGTTCCCATATTCCATTCTTCGTCAAACTTAGCAATTATGTTGTCCACAACTTTCGGCATAACAGATTCAAATGCACTGGATTCAGAAAGGTTCTTTAGCTCCACAACTACGAACAGCCTAAAGCGGTATTCCTTATTATTCTCTACCGTAGTTTCATATGCGTTCGTGAAGTCATTGGGATAGAAGATGACGGCTGGGTATTTCGTGATCTTAGCGGTTGGGTAGGCGAATACTTCCTTTACTAAATCGGTCTCTTCCAGTGTAGATTTAATTTGGGGTATGAGGGTTTGGTACATTATTGTGCTAAGTCGCTTACGATATTTTTTAAGAGGTCTTGGTAGAGTGGCCGTATTTTGCTGTCGCTGTCCTTTTTAACGTAGTCCAGCCATGGACGTTTCTGCATTCGGCGGGTTCCTTCGTGGACATATACGGCATAGGGAACTTGGTAATTTCTGGAAGGCCCAATACTGGCCTGTAACTGCTCATACCGGACGGCGTGGCTCTGTACGAGGTTTCTGGTGTCTACGGGCGCACCTCCTCCACTTTCTCCTACTCTCCACGGTCTGTTCTGAATTCCTGAGCGGTATACGGCCATACCGCGCTGAAGGAAGGTCTGTGAGTGTTCAATGACTCTCTGGGGGTTCTTCTTTATCGCTCGCTCTAGTTCGTCCAGCCCTTTAAACTCAATCGAAACACTACTCATTCTTTTCAACGGTTAATTCTTTATGAGGATTCTGGCCATAGTTGTTAATCTGCATTGCCTTGACTGAATAGCTGTCAGATCCGTTTGTGAGAGTATCGCCCTCTTGGACATCCGCGTCTACCGAACACCAGATAATATAGGTCTTTGTCATGGATAATCCGAGTTGCGTGGTCAGTTCCGGCCTCATCTGTTGAATGTGGCCCGTAATCGGGTCAAGGTCTGTCAGTCCCGCGCTATCGTCACCCCATTCCATTCGTTCCACATTAAACGTAGTAGTAAAAAGGCGGTCTATCATAGGAAGTAACGCTTATACTTATCTAGTATCGCTATTGCTCGGTCAAAGTCCGCCTTATCCCTATCTGACTCATAAGTAACGCTGTAGTTCCCAATCTTTTCCTGGCTGATTCCACCCGTTATCCCTCCTCTACCGAATTTCCAAAGATGAGAAGCTAAAATAGTCGCGGCCATCGAAACGTCTCCAGGGCAGTTCTCGCTATACCCCCACTTAGCGGTAATCCTGTGGTTTTGTAGTCCTTTCGTGAAAATATCCTCTTTTAGGTGTATAGCCTTAATAGGGAAGCCCTTAGCTAGTGCGTTGGCGGGTAGGGCAATGTATTCTTCAGTCTCCGCAAAACTTTCCGCATAAAAGCCGTCACCAAGCTCTACGGTCTCTATTTCTATACAGTCATCTATCTCCAGCTCGTTAGTGTTGTCTCCGTTGTAAAGTCTCGCGCTGGCTTCCTCATCTGCTACAAAATTTCGGCCTGTCAGTTCGTCTATGAACCGCTCCACATCGTCAATAAAGTCGTCTACTTGGTCGTAGAAATACTCCTCTACGGTTATCAATAGGAAGTTTTCAATTTTTGCTCTTGTTGTGTAGCCTTTCATGATATATTAGTTCCTTTTACGCTATTACATCTTCCACAGAGGGGTTGGATATTCTCAATATTGTTTGAGCCGCCTTTTGATAGTGGAATAATGTGATCTTTAGTGAGCTTTATTTCTGGCTCTGACCGACCACAGTGTGGACAAGTCCAGTTATATTGAGCTTTCAGTGTTTCCCATTCTCCCACAGAATGAATACCTGTCGCCGACTTTAACCTTGAATAACGCATCATCGCTGTACGAACTCTGTACCCTTTAATCTTTGAAACTCCACCTTTCCACCAAGGCAAGTCTGGACCTCGCTTACTTATCTTTTTTAGCTTTTCCCTGATTTTGCTTCTGGTCTTCTCATCTCTTTTTTTACCAAGCCAGTACCGGGTCGGATTGACCTTCTTAGTTTCACTTATTTTCTTCCTTACTTCTAGTGATAGCTTTTGGCCTTTTGTAGCCATAGGAGTGTAAATGAAAAGTGGACGCGCCTTTTGTAGGTACGTCCACCGATAATTTCGTGCGGATATTGTTACTTTTACTATAGCACTAGATACATAACCCGTCAAACTAATGGAGTATAAGGATATTTTCGTCCGTAAGGGCTAGATTTATTATTATATGGCCCTGTTTGCTTGGTGTATGGGTAGACCCTTGCCATAATAAGCACCTGTGGAGCGATAGGTGATAAGGTAACCTCTAGCACTGACACCGCTTGGACTATACCATACTTCACGGTTAGGTTTTGAAGAGAGAATACAGCACTTTTCACTAATGCCTGAATAGTGGTTGAAAATGCGACAACTACAGTGTTTATAGAAAAAATAGATGACACAACGCTCGCTATAACAGTTTGGCTTAATAACACTACCGTAGTTTGTAGGGAGGACGTAACGGTCTGTGTGTTTGCGGCTACTAGCAGGCCACTCGCAACGGTTGGGGTTTGAATAGAAAAACTAACGGACTGTGTGGATATCCCGAATACCTGATCAAAGTTAATTGCCGGAGACTGTATTGAGAACACCACGCTCTGCGTACTTACGGATATAGATATACCCGTTCCTATCGTGGGTACGATGAAATTAAAGGTAATTGTTTGGGTGTCTACGGCAATAACGCTGGCCGTAAGAATATTTATACTCTGTAAGGCAAACGCTGACTCTTGGGCAGACACTGACACCGTTTCTCCGGACGCAACAGTTGGAGAAAGAATGTTAAATGTAGCCTCTTGTGTCGTTTGGTTCACAACATAGTCTAGATTTACGCTGAGGACTTGTATACTGAAGCTCGCGCTTTGGGTATTAGGCTCCACAGTAGAGCCACAGATGATTGCATACGATTGGGCCGTAAAACTCGCCGACAATGCGCTGACTTCAATAGTCTCTCCTATTCCAACCGATGACGCGGGTAGTGAAAGGGTGGCAGACTGCGTGTCCACGCTTACTGTTACGTTCTGAATAGCTACAACAGTAGGCGCTATCAGGCTAAAGGTCGTTGTTTGAACGGCGGCGCTTACCGTAACATCACCGGAAACTTCGATATACCCAACAGCCGCCCACATACCGTCTGCGGTATCTGCGGTTCCGGTTTCCGCAGTTGAAATATTTAACAAGTCTCCTGTCGTAATGGAGTCTGTATTAGTAGTGTCTTGAATTTGTTGGTCAGTAGCACCAAAAGACGCAATACTATTTCCATTTGCCCCAGCTTTTCTAATACGGAAAGTGCGGGTGTCACCTGTTCCAGGAGCGGCTGAAATCCACACTATAAACTTTTTTAGTACAAAGTCAGAAGGCGAAGGTGATTGGTATAGGGACTCCGTACCAGACCAGTTTGTACGATAACCATTTAAATGATTATATTCAGCAGTCCCTGTAGTTAAGGTGTCTAGGTCGCTCGACCCAGAGAGTATACTTTCCCCATCCGTGTCTGGCTGAAAAACTACCGCCACTTTTGCGCCAGCAGGAAAACCAGTAGAGCCAGATATGCGGGTCATCTGTACCACTAGCTTATCACCCGGTTGGATATCAATGTCCAACCCCGTAATTTTAGTAGCTACACCATCCGTACTTGTCACTCGGGAGTCCGTGACTTCCGAATCGTTTAAGACGATACTGTACCTTACGGACTGACTGGCTACAGACCCGTCATAAACGTGAAGTTCTTGTATTTTACCGTCTAGGGGGATAAGGGTCTGTGCTTGAGTCTCTGGAAGATCAGTGTGTCGTGTAGAATGAGGGACGTTCATGTAGTTTGTCGTAAAGGAGGCTGTGCTACGATTACCTCCTGTCATTACAAACCTTTGGGAAGTATCCCATTCAGCTTCCATTGACCAATAAGCGTCAGCGAAGGCAGGGGTATCACTTGGTACAGACCTTAGAGATAATAAATCCCCTTCCGCGACGGTTACTTCGTGGGTGGTGTCTTGGTTTCCCGTTTCACTATCGGAGATGGTGACAACAACATCGGTTTCAGAGCCGTTTTTCATCAACCTAAGCTCCCAAGATTTACCGGTTCCCGGAGCCGCCGTAACCCTCACGCGCAACCTTCTAATTGTCCCCGCCATAGGTACAACAACTTGTCTGGCTGACTCTGTAGTAGTCCAAGCATTAACACCCGTAAACGGCTCGTTATACTCAGTTGATATAGTAGATAAATTATCCGTTGTACCTGCTAAAAAAACTTGTTTCATGTCAGTCTCCTATCTTTTCCAAAGGAAAAAACGCCCTCAAAGGAAAGGCTAGTCAAGCTTCCTAGTTTTGAAGGCGCTGTATTCATCTGACTGAGATCAATTTAAGTTTAGTATCCCCTCACTTGCCCATTGCAGGGTGAAGTTACCGCCCGAAGAGGATTTATCAGAGCCGAAGTCTATGATACAGACTATCGGGGAAGTTCCCGGAGTGCCAGTATCTTTGTAAATGGCGGCATATCTGGCTGTGATTGTCGAGCTTGACCATGTTAGGTCATCAGCGTCAAACACGCCCTCATTATCAGTATTATCCTGGGTGACGGACTTGTTGGCTAAGGTTCCCCCACCTGCGGAATATCCAGAACCAGAGACTTCGTTTGCGCTCACATCGTCAATGAATTCGTGGGCGTCCTGGTTCTGGGAGTGGTTATCGTCAAGCAACATTACTTTTATTGTGTCGGTATCAAGGTCAATACCGCCGTTCATTATGTGCTTTTTGAACGAGTTTTGTATTACGTCGGCCATTATTCTTCAACCCCCTCTCCTTTATCGCTTAGTTCTAGTTCGCGATATTTAATTTCCGCCTCAATATTCTTGAGACGCTTGCTAATGTCTTCCTTTTTGGTCTTAAGGAACTGAACACGCTCCTTAATCCATTCTGTTGACCGGATAATCCGGCCCTGCTCGTCGCGGACTATCCCGCGCTTCGCTTCTATTTCTTCTCTTGTGGGCATAGGTTTATTTCTTAATTACTTTCGAGGTCTTAATTCTCCCATCCCGAACCTCGCTGACCAGTTCAAGGTTAGGGTTTTCAATGGGCTTATTGGAGTAGATCTTCGCCCCTGTTTTTTTGTTGGTGTAGATGTATCTATACATAGGCTTTTGCTCTCCCTCGTAAGGGCGATTGCTCGCCCTCACTTAGAGAGCCAAAGTTTAAGCTGAGGCTTCTGCGGTCTTTAGAACCGTAATGCAGTTTGGAAGTATGGCGATATAACCAACTCTTTCGATCCATCGGATCGCTTCCCTATCAGTAGTAATAAGGTTTATGTCGGCGTTGTCTGCCACGTTCCTGACCACACCAGCGTTGAAGCGGTCGGCGGAAATCGCTCCCTTGAATCCGAAGATACAAGCTTTGCGAAGATCACCGAAAGCGATAAATGCGGTGTCGGCTGCGGTGTCAGCGGCTTCTGGAAATACCTCTACCAAAACATAAGGCTTGTCCCAGATTGTACCAGGCAAACCGTCTGCTGGTCTTTGGTAGATGTAGTTGTTCTGGCTGTCCTTGAGCTTACGAACAAGACTCAAGATAGTGCGGTGGAGGTAGTACTTGGCGTTAGCCATAGCTCCGCTTGGAGTGGCGTCCTGCATGTCGAGCAGGTCATCCGCGTCCATCGAGGCAAAGGTAGTTCCAACAAGCGTTACTTCATTGACTCCGGCAAGATTTAGAATTCCGGTAAAACCACCATAAGTAGATGTACCGTCTCCATTGAAGAAGGCTTCATCTTCAGCCTCCGCAAAGGCTTCTGCTACACGTCCAGCGATAAAGCTGAACAAGTCTACTTCCTGGTCTTCCAAGAGTTCGCGGGTAAGAGAAACGATAGCCCCTAATTTCTCAAGGGTTAGTTCTTCCTGGCCCAAGACTACCTGGGTGGACTTCACTACCGCGCCTTCATCTACCCAGTAGACAGTCACGTCAGTCGCAAGGTTGTTGGCCTTGTAGCTGTTCTTGGAAAGCTGAATAGTGGTCATTTCTCGCCTTGCCATACCATATTCAGTGGTCAGGTGGCGGATTTCAGCGGAAAGCTCACTGTCTACGACATAACCACCATATGGTGAGCCGCTTGAATCAGTGGTCAATTCCTTGACTGAGAGACCAGAGATTTCTTTCAACTTTTCTACATCGTTGGTGTAGAGAGCGGAAATGAAATTCCTGGCGTATTCATTCATCTTTTGCCTTTTCTCGCGAACTTCTGGGTGATAAATACCAGCCTTCTTGCTGATAAGTTCTTTTTGAGCGGCAAGCCACTCTTTCACTTCGGACTTGATTTCGTCCGTAGCTGACTTCAGAAGAGACTTGATATTCTTCTCAATCTCTTCCTGCACGTCCTCGCCTTCCGGCTTGGCTTCTTCAGGCAAGCCTTCAACCTTATCGGCTTCAGGCTCTGCTATTTCCTGCTCTTCTGCAGAAAGCTCTTTGAGCATTGCGGCCACTTTGGATTTTTCTTCCTTAGTAGCAAAGCCCTTGCTCAAGAGGCTTTTTACGAACTTTAAAAATTCGGTCATTTGTTTAGAATTTATGTTTAATTAACTGACGTATCACGCTGTTTATGACGCGCTTTTCTTCAGCTCTGTCCCTCGCGGGAGTTTCGACCTTTGGAATCTCGCCGAGTTTTTGCACGGCGCGTAATACGTTTTTAAGTAGGGATAGTCGCTTCTGTCTGGTTGCTTCAAATTCCTGCGCGACTTTACTGAGAGCATTAACTACGATCTGTTCAGGCGGGGTAGCTGGGGTAGGAACTTCTGGCTCTACTGATTCTTCTGGCTCATCTCCTGTGCTTTCTGGTACTCCTCCGTCTCCGTTATCGGCTGGTTCACTATCTCCCCCATCTGTTTGACTACTGTCGTTGTCTGGGGTAGGGGCTTCCCCATCAACGCTCTCATCTTCATCATTGTTTGTATTGTTTGGTTCATAGTCTTTTTCGAATAATGCTTCAGGATTTGCGGGTACGCTTACCGCGCTAATTTCGAGCAGTTCAGACTTTAAAATCTCGCCTTCTTCGCCGAATTCTTTTGGGATAAATCCAACACTGGAAGTGTTAAGAAATCCGCCGTCTGCCAGTTTGAAGGCTAATAGTCCTTTCGGATTATCCAAGGCGAATTCGATATCACCCTGGAGTGCGCCGTCTTTGACTTTAACTGAACTTATCCGGCCAATAATATGTTCAATACTGTCGTAATTATGGCTGTCGAGGTAGACGGGATTTTTCTTGAAGAATTTTAGATCCCAATTCTGCTCTACCACATCTCTGTGGCGGTCTTCGCTGTCGGTAGAAAATACCGCGTGGAATTTATTGTCCGCGTCCTTGGTAAGGACGGTCTCTACGGATATAGCAAGCCCGTCATAGCCTTTGGCTTTGACCTTATCCCACAAATCTTTGTGGGTCGTAGCCCCTAGCTCTGCCAGAGACTTTTGCTCTAATTGATAATACTTTCTTTTCATAGGCTGAGGTTAATAATGATCATACAGAACAGCGACAGTTAATGACGTTCTCCGCGCTTCCGTTCGGATCGCCCGGATACATCAATTTTTCGCCGCCCACATTAAATGGCATGTCAATAGGGACTTCCTGGCCGTCTGCCCCTGCGTGTGCGTCCCGTGTGTGTCCGTCCAGGGTCGCAACCCATATCTTTATCCGCATACCCGCTTGCTTGTAGCCCTCAAACGCTCCCTTCTGGCTAGCCCCTTGGATTTCAGTCCTCGCGATAGTCGTGGCTCTGTTCTTTGAGATTCCACCGTATGTGTCCTGAACTCTCTTAATCAGGTCTTGCCGGTTCTCTCCTGCGCTAAGACTCTCCGCAAACTGATTTCTCAGTCCGTCAAGGGTGGTATCGGTTATGCTCTTGCTAAAGAACTCCACCTTATCCTCAAGCCAGCTTGCGATAGTGTCAGACAAAACGAACTTCGGTGTGCTTCCAACAAGCCTCAAGGCGTCTTCTCCGGACTCCTTTAGAACTTCCGTAAGAAATGGCAAGAATTCCGATACAGCCAGTTTTATTTCGAGCTGATTGTCAAAAATCTCCTCTAGTAGCCCTTTTTTCCTAAAAGTCCTCGTAACGGTTAGCTTTTCCAATAATCGCTGTTCCTGGCCTCGGAAATACCTCTTTAAGAGCTTTAGGAAAGCCTGTTCTCTGCGGTCAAACTTCTTTATGTACAGTTCACCGTATTTCTTGCGGACGTAAGGGTCTTGGAGGGGGTGGCCTTTGGCGGACTTTTCCTCTGGATCGGTCTGGTCTTGTGGCGTGGTATCAGGCGGATTGGTGACAGACTCTAGTGTGGTTGAGCTAAACGGGACAAGAATGACATCGCCGTCTGATATCGGGTCAAATCCCAGCACTTCCCGTTTTTCATTTATGGTCAAAGCGTTGACCTCATGTCCAGCCTTCAGCCTCGACAATAAAGCCTCTGAGTCTTCCGGTGTCGGGTCAACGAATGTTAGGTCGATTGCTTCCTCGAACAAGGCCAGATCGAGCTTGGCGGTCAGGTTTTCCAAAAGCGGCTTGATCGTCTCCCTTAAAAATATTCGGGGGCCGAGCCGTAGTTGTCGCCCCGCCACGTCCACGCCACCTGCAGGTCGGCGAAGTTCGACGCGTCGATTTGCCGGAGATGCGGGTTGGAGCGAGTGCTGCCGGCGTCGCCACCCAGGAATTGCCATTGGCCCGCTTCGAGGCCGCGGAGCTGCGCCGATGCGGGGGTGGGGGCCACCACGAGCCCACTCGACACGAGTACGGCGATTAGGTTGCGCCCGAGACCGACTCCAATGCTCCGTGACGTGCTCATGGGTAGCCCTCGGCAGGCTCGAAGAGACGGACCACGACAATCCTGCGACGCCGGGCAACGTATGCCCGCCCCGATCAGGCGGCAACGAGCCACCTCGAGCGCCTACATCGGATTGCCCCGGGCTTCCACGTCGTCAGAGGCCGAGCTGCAACGTGTGTGAGTACTTGAGCAGTAGCGTGCGCTCCTGACTGAACGGCCGCACGGGCGTGAACGAGGTGCGGTCGGTCACGAGGACCTCGTTCCAGACGATGTACAGGTCGTTTCCTTCGCGTGGGTTGAAGCGCAGGCGAAGGTTGGCGATGACCGAATTCTGCGCGCTCGTATACTGCACGAACCCGATGGCCGACATCGTCGTCGAAGCCATGATTTGCGCGCGGAGCCGCGCCAGGTGCGTCGTGAAGCTCTGGTCCCTGTCGGTGAACTCGACGCGGTCCAGGCGATACGTCGCTTCCATGTTGAGATGGGCGGAGGGGTACCACGTCGGCGCGACGTTGACGGATATGCGCCGGCCGTCGTAGAACTGTCCGCCCTCGACGGTCACGTTGGGGCGGAT